GCACTGACCGAAAACATCCTCAAGCCCGTTCGATGTAAACGAACCTGTCAACCCCCAACGTATCCTCATCGTAGCCATCATTTTCTCCAAAGCCTTAAAGCGTTTGCCGCTGGGGTTTTTCAACCGCGTCAGTTCGTCAAACACAACTCCATCAAAACTCGATAAATTCTCTAGCTTATCTAAATTATCATAGTTAATGACGACCACACTGGCGTCACTCCGTAACGCATCCACCCTTTGCGCTGGCGTGCCGACCGCCAACGCCGGAGTGATGCCAGACCATTTCGGCGCTTCCACCGGCCACACGTCAGTGCAGACGCGCTTCGGCGCTACCACCAGCCAGCGGTTGACGATGCCATCGCGCAGCATTTCATCCATCGCCGTCAAGGTAATGGCAGTCTTGCCCGCGCCGACAGGCGCAAGGATCATGGCGCGGTCGTTCTCATACAGAAACGTCGCCGCCTGCTCCTGATACGGTCTTAACTGAAGCGTTTGAGCCATTCGTCCACATCCTCTTTTGACCATAAGCAAGCGTAGTGCTGCTTAGTGTGCGTCATCTCATCAGCAAAGATACGCTGCAACGCAGACAGACGCCCGCCAGCTTTCTTCAGTTCGATGAACCAAGCCTCACCGTTGGGCATACAGGCGATGCGGTCGGCGACGCCGGCTTGCGTAACGCTGCGGAATTTGTAAGCGAAACCGCCAGCCGCCCGCACACGTTTACAGAAGTACCGCTCTATTTCTTTTTCAGTCATGCCGAAGGGCTACTACAAAATTTTTTGCATTTCAAGGCTTGCATCAAATTTTGTTGTTTGTATGATGGCGGTTCAAACAATAGAGTGAGGTATGATATGCAACATAGTAAGATAGTCGGCGGCTCGACCGCCAAGCGCGTCATCGCCTGCCCCGGCAGCGTGGCGCTGGTGGACACCGTACCGCCGAAGCCCAGCAGCAGCTACGCCGACGAAGGCACGCTCCTGCATGACACTATAGCCACCATATTGGAGCGTGACCTTGACCCGTACAGCATGGTCGGCACCACCTATGAGAAAACCGTGCTGACTGAAGCACTGGTCGATGACAAACTGATACCGGCGCTGCGCGCGCTGGACGAGATAGACCCCAAGGGGGAGATGGAATATGCTGTTGAGAGCAGGGTTGGTTTTGGTGATTTTCTGCCTGACGTTTTTGGTTCTACCGATCTTCTTGGTCGCCTTGGCGATCGAGCGGTCGTTCTGGATTGGAAGTTTGGCGATGGCGTGGCTGTCGAAGTCGAAGAAAACGCGCAGCTACTCTTCTACGCTGCGGCTGCTAAACGCACGGCGGATACGGCATGGGCTTTCAAAGACGCAAAAGAAGTCGAACTGATTATTGTGCAGCCGCCCTACGTCAAGCGGTGGGTGACAGACCTTGCACGCGTTGACGCGTTCGAGAAAGAACTTGCCGCTGCCGTCAAGATTGCGATGCGTCCAGACGCGCCGTTGGCGTCAGGCGACCATTGCAAGTGGTGCGCGGCCAAGCCCATCTGTCCTGTCATGACCGGCGCTGTAGACCGCGCACTGAAAGCCAAGATGGACGCGCTGCCGATTGACCAGATAGCGCATTATCTGGAACAGGCACCGCTGATTGAGGCGTTTATCAAGGACTTGCAGCAGATGGCGCACAACCTTCTGGAAGAAGGCCGCAAAGTCCCCGGCTGGAAGCTGGTCAACAAACGCGCCACAAGACAGTGGACAAATGAAGACGAAGCTGTAGCCTTTATGACCGCTGCTGGTATAGAGGCATGGGGCGACCCCAAGCCGCTGTCACCAGCCCAAGCGGAAAAGGCTTTGAAGAAAGCCAAGATAGAATTGCCGGCGGACTTAGTTGTCGCCGTCTCAACAGGCTCTACCCTTGCGCCGGAGAATGATCCTCGGCCAGCGGTTTTGCAAATCGGACAGACGCTCACAAAAGCTATGTCTAAAATCCAGTAAAAGAAAAGGTACAATACAATGTCGAATATCACTACTTTTGGCGGCGCTAACTTGCCGTCCGTTCAGTCCCTCTCTGGCGCTTTGCGTTCCATCCAATCGGAAGTTGCGCCCGGCGGCACAGTCATCCTCAAGATGGACAAGACAGGCCATTGGGTTTTCGGTGCAGACCAGACCGAAGTTGAAGACGGCAGCCTGTGGGCCGCTAATCCGTTTTCGTTCGTGCATGGTTACATCGCATGGGGTAACGGCGAAGTGCTGGCTGAAAAGCTGGTGCCGGTGTCAGAGCCGCTGCCTGAGTTGGAACCAGCGCCATCAGGTGCAACGCGCGGTTGGGAAATGCAAGTCGGCATGATGCTGGTCTGCACCAACGGCGAAGACAAGGACATGCAGGCGCGCTTCACGGCTACATCAGTCGGCGGCAAACGCGCTGTGCAGGCATTGGCTGTTGCCATTGCCGATCAGGTGGACAAGGACCAGACTAAGCCTGTGCCGTTGCTCTCGCTGTCGTCAGAGCATTACCAGCACAAAACCTATGGCCGCATCTATACGCCTATCTTTGACATCACCGATTGGGTGTCGATGGACGCAAGTGCAGTCGAAGAAACAGAGGATGCGGAGTTGGAAGTCGCCGCTGAACCTGAAGCCGCTGAAGGTGCGCGTCGTCGTCGTCGCGTAGTTTAAGGGGTGCGAAAGCCGGGGCGTGTTGGGCGTCCCGGCGAGTAGCAGAAGAGTGAGAACTTCTATGTCTAAATTATGGGTTGACTTTGAGACGCGCAGCCGTTGCGACCTTCGCAGCCGCGGCGTCTACAACTACGCGCAGGACGCCAGCACTGACGTGTTGTGCATGTCCTACGCATTTGATGGCGAAGACGTGCGGACGTGGCTCCCCGGTGAGCCTTTCCCGCAAGCCGTCAAGGATCACAAGGGGCTGGTGTACGCGCACAACGCAGCGTTCGAGCGCCTGATATTCTGGTATGTCCTTCAGGTCGATTTCAAGCTGGAGCAGTTCTACTGCACCGCAGCGCAGGCGCGTGCCAACTGCGCGCCGGGCAGCCTTGAGGATGTGGGCCGCTTCGCTGGCGCGACCATGAAGAAAGATCATCGCGGCAGTCAGCTAATCCGCCTGCTGTCCATGCCGCAAGGCGACGGCACGTTCCGCGAAGACGCCGCGCTGATGCAGGAAATGGTTGACTATTGCGAACAGGATGTCCGCGCCATGCGTGCCATAGTGCAGGCGCAGCGTCCGCTGTCGGCTGAAGAGTTGGCCGACTATCACACCAACGAACGCATCAATGACCGTGGCGTCCTGCTTGACAGGCCGCTGGCGCTGGCCGCTGTGCGCTACGCCCAAGAAGAGATGGTCGAGATACAGGACATCGTCGCAGAGGTGACGAAGGGCGAGATTAAGTCCGTCCGCAGCCCCAAGATGAAGGCGTGGGTGCTGGACAGGGTAGGACCGCAGGCGCTTGAACTGGCGACTATTTACAAAGACGGCGAAGCCAAGCTATCTATTGACAAGAATGTGCGCGCTAACTTGCTCACACTAGCAGAGGAAAATCCTGATGAAGTACCAGCAGAAGTTGCGGAAGTCATCCAGTGCGCAGACGATCTGTGGGCATCGTCCGTTGCAAAGTTCGAGCGTGCGGCGGCGCTCGCTGATGAGGAAGATTTTCGTGTTAGAGGAGCGTTCGTATTTGCAGGAGGCAGCGCTACTGGCCGTGCTTCGTCATTTGGGCTTCAGGTCCATAACTTCCCAAGAAAATGCGCCGATGACCCGGCATTAGTGCGGCAGGCTATGGTGCGGGGACACCAGATTGTTCCCGCGCATGGTCGCCGTGTCACTGACGTGTTGAAAGGTATGCTACGCCCTGCGCTGATGGCTGACAAAGGCAAGCGGCTGGTCGTTGCCGATTGGGCCGCTATCGAAGCGCGGGTGACGCCGTGGGCGTCCAACAGCACCTTCGGCGCAAACAAGCTGGACATCTTTGCCAAGGGCGAAGACGTTTACAAGCACAACGCTATGGCGACCTTCCATGTCAGCTATGATGATGTTGACAAAGACCAGCGCCAGATTGGCAAGGTTCAGGAGTTGGCTTGCGGCTTTGCAGGCGGCGTCGGTGCGTTCGCCAGCATGGGCCGCATCTACGGCTTGCTGATGTCGGAGAGCGACGCGAAGCGCATGGTAGACGCATGGCGCAGGGCAAACAAATGGGCCGTGCCGTATTGGTCGGGCCTTGAGGAAACCTATATGCGTGCCATGCGAAACAAGGGCCGTGAGTTTACCATTGGCCGCGTCACATATTTATTTGATGGATTGCATCTTTGGTATGCCCTTCCGTCTGGTCGTGTGTTATGTTATCCTTTCGCCCGTTTTGACGAGGAAGGCAATCTGACCTATGCCAAGGCTTCATGGAAGCCAGCCGCAGATGCTAAAGAATGGCCTAGGGCGCGGCTGTGGCGCGGTCTGGCGTGTGAGAACATCACGCAGGCTGTCGCCAACGACTTGCTGCGCCACGCCTTGCGTCGATTGGATAACGTAGTGCTGCACATCCACGATGAAATCGTCTTGGAAGTGCCAGAGGATGAAGCCGAAGCCGCCGCAGCGCGGCTGGTGCAGATTATGTGTGAGCCGCCACCTTGGGCGTCGGGTTTACCCCTGAACGCTGAAGTGGCGATTATGGAACGATATGGCAAATAAGGAGCAAGCGATGAGTGAGGATCGCATCAAGTTTATCGAATATATAACCGGATTGGCGGCAGACAATGTCGGCGAGACGGCTTTGGTTGTGCGGCAGAAGCCGCAGCATGACAGCGACGGCAATTTGATATTCCACGCAGACGGCGCACCGAAGGCCACCTTCCCTGCGTTCCTGCCAGAAAAGACCCGCATGAAAGAAGGCGAGGCGTGGTATATTAACACTGGTTCGTTCATCGTTGACCGCTTTGTAGACGGCAAGCCTGCCGCCAAGGCCAGCAACGTCGAATATGTCCTGTTCATGATGCTGGACGATGTCGGCACTAAGTCGAAACAGCCGCCGCTTGACCCGACATGGATACTGGAAACCAGCGAAGGTTCGTTCCAGTGGGGCTACGCGTTCAGCGAACAGCCAAAGAAAGGCGACTTCTGCGCTGCCATCAAGGCTATCGCGGATGCAGGATACACTGATCCGGGCGCGACTAACGCCGTCCGCAACTGTCGCATCCCCGGCAGCGTCAACCTAAAGCGCGGACGCAATAACTTTCCTGCGCGGCTGGTCGAGTTCCACCCTGAGCGTGAATACACGCTGGGCGAAATCTGTGAGGCGCTGGGCGTCGCGCCAGAGGAAGGCGACACAGCCGAATATAAAGCTGTGCAGTTGCGCGACAATGGGCTTGACAACGTCCTGACATGGCTTGCGGACAACAACCTAGTCCTTAGCAATCCTAACGCTGACGGCTGGTGCGGCATCGTCTGCCCTAACCATGAGCAGCACAGCGACGGCATGGTCGAGGCGCGTTACAAGCCGCTCGACCGCTCGTTCTGTTGTTATCACGGCCATTGCCAAGACTTAGACAGCCGGACATTCCTTGATTGGGTAGCCAATGAAGGTGGCCCGAAGGTAACGCCGGGCTTGCGTGACGAACTAATCGCCGAACGTCTGGCGTCGATGTATGAAAAGATAGCGCCGAATGACGCCTTTCCTGATGAGGCCGCAGCGCGTGTGCGTGAGGTCGAAAAGAAAGAAGCCGGACGGCTGGAACAAAGCGAATGGTTCGAGCGTTTCGCTTACGTTCAGTCCGATGACAGCTATTTTGACATGGTGACGCGTCAGGAGATAGCCCGCAACGTCTTTAACGCGTTGTTCCGTCACGTTGACTGCCGTTCCATCCACAAGAAGACAAACCGCGTGCAGGCGTCCGTTTATTTTGACGAGCGCCGTCAGGATCGCGGCGCCCCTGCGCTGTCGGCTGTGACGTTCGCCGCTGGCGATGACGTTCTGGTTACGCGTGACGGACTTGTCTACGGCAACCGCTGGACAGACGGACGGCCTGATGTGTCGGCCAGCGACAAGATTGCAGACCATGACGTTGAGCCTTGGCTAGAGCATTGCCGCAGTCTGGTCGCGGATGATGAGGAGTTAGACCACATCCTTGACGCTATGGCGTTCAAAATACAGCATCCAAACATCAAGATTAACCATGCCATCCTGATTGGCGGCGATGAAGGCGCCGGCAAGGACAGTATGTTCCAGCCGTTCCTGTGGGCGCTGGGCGGCAAGCATTGGCGCAACAGGTCAGTCATTGAGGCTGGCGGGTTGGACAGCCAGTGGGGTTATGCGCTTGAGGCTGAAGTTGTCATCCTGAACGAGTTGAAGGAGCCAGAGGCGCGGGAGCGCCGCGCTATGGCTAACAAGCTGAAGCCGCTGATTGCTGCGCCGCCTGAAACGCTGTCGGTCAACCGCAAGGGTATGCACCCTTACGACTTGGTCAACCGCCTGATGGTGATTGCCTACACGAACGATCCGCTGCCTATCACGCTGCCGACACAGGACAGGCGTTGGTTCTGCGTGTGGACGCGCGCACCGCGCATGGCACCCGCCGCAGCCAATGCGCTGTGGAACTGGTATCAGAACGGCGGCTATGAGAAGTGCGCCGCTTGGTTGCACCAGCGCGATGTATCGGCGTTCAACCCTGCGGCTGCGCCGCCAGTGACCGAATGGAAACTGAACATGGTCGAGCATGGTATGAGCGTTGCGGAAAGCTATCTTGTGGACATGATGCGGACGCGGTCGGGCGTGTTCTCCGATGGCATCATCGGTGGGCCTTTCCATCGCATCTGCGATGCACTGGCGGTCAACGTGCCGGCTGGCGTGAAGGTTCCACAGGCTGCGCTGCTTCATGCGCTCAAAGAAGCTGGCTGGGTTGACATGGGGCGTATCGGTTCGACGGAATTGCCAACCAAAAAGCATATCTTTGTCGCGCCTGATCTTGTTAAGAAGCACACCAAATCAGAGTTGCGCCGCATGGCGGAAGACTTGCCTAAGTCGAGCATCATGCCGTCAATCGGCAAGAATTGACAACTGATATCAGGCGATGATATACAGCTTGGGTTGGCAATGCTCCGCTAACCTGATTAAGCCCCCGGTGTCCTCACTCCGCCGGGGGCTTTTTATTGTCTAGAACCGAATGTCATCATCGGCCCATTCGTAAATGTCCCATCCGAAATTGACGAACAGGAATTGGCGCAGGGTCATTTGCTTTCTTTACTCAACGCGTGGCAGATGGTGGTGTGGCAGCGGTTCATTATCCTACCGATTTCGTTTGTTGAGTAGCCTTGCTCCCTTAACATCAGGATGCACAGGCGGCGCACGCCGACCAGATGCTTGAGCCGCGACGGGCCGAGGATGTCATGCACCGTGTAGCCGTGCTCCTGCGCGATGGCGTCAATCGCGGCAAGGTTCTTTTCTCGTGGGGTCATGCTTCATCCCTTAATGCTTTTTCAGCGTCCTCGATCAATTCGATGGGCGGGTAGCGCAGATAGGACACATGGTCTTTGCCTATGACGCCAAGCATCTCAAGATATTCCATCAGGCGATAGGCCAAGGTTTCCCCTGCGCGTTCGATGTATCGCTCGGGCAGCGCCAATTCGTCGTCCTCATCATCATAATCATAGTCGGTCATTTGAGTAATAACCCTTCTAATTCGCGCAGCGCCCATTGGATGCCTTGTATTTCTACGCCCATGTCGTGCAAGCCGTGTGCGTCCTTGGCGTGTAGAAACACCTCTGACATATCCCAGCACACCCGTTCGCGTTTGCGTAGTGCTTCAATGCGTTCTTTAATCATTTGCTTTGTTCCTTGATGTAGTCAGCGCGTTTGACGCTGTCTGCTAACTGGCGCTGGTTGTAATCCAAAAACCAATCCGCAATTTTAGTGCGTTCAATTTCTCTGCCCTTGCGGATGCCCTGCTCGACAAGGCGCATCCAGATAGTGTGGTCCCAGCCACCGGAACGATATAGCTGGCCGTCGCTGTTGTCCTGCTTGTCGCATTGCGCGGCGCAGATGGCGCGGGCTGCTTTTGTAATCTGTTCGTCTGTCATGTCTTATCCTAATCTGGTTATGAACGTAACGCCGCCCACAGTGCGGCATTTAAAGCACTTGCCGTTACGGATGCCGTATTGGCTTACGTTGCGGCTGGTGCGCTTGGCATCGCCCTTCTTGGTGGCTGGCATGGTGGCGCTCTCGCCGACTTCCAGCGTTCCTATGGGGTATGTCATTGGTCTAGGCATTTGGCTTGCTCCTTTTCACGCATCGCACGGCGTTCCGCGAAGGTCTTGCCATCGAGGCCGCGCAGCGGCCATGCGCTGTCGGATGATACGCGATGTTTGCGCCCCATAGGTGCGGCTTGTTGTGTTTTTATCATGTGTCTGTCCTTTACAGTTCGATTGTAGTTGTCGGTTTCGGCTTGCGGTCGTTCAGTCTGTTTAGCCAATAGACTTGCTCAGGGCCGAATGTCCGCGCCGCATGGTATTTGAACAGCGCCCTAGCCAGCGGGTCGTATCCTTTATGCTTGTGCGTCACGATCAGTGGCGATGGTGTCATTGCCGCTAGGTCTGTCCGCCGTGCGCGGTGGCGCGTGGTGGATGCCTCTATGATGTCGGCCAGCGTCAGGTTTAGGTTGTGTTCGCGGTTGATGTGCTGCAGGACGGCGCTTTTGTCGCTGATGTAGCTGCACAGATGCTTTATCTGCTTGCGGACGGCGTATTCCATCAGTTGCGCTCCCGCTTGCGGTATTTGCCAGTTAACGGGTCGCGCAGGATGCCGTTGCGCTTCCAGAATAGCAGTTCGCTTGTGTCGCGCATCCACATGGCTTGCCAAATTTGGCGGTCACGATGCGTCATCCACAGCAGGAACAGCGTCACGGCTTGCGCCATTAGCGCCACAACGATTGCAATTTGATATTGGTTCATTGGTCAATCCTCTAATAATAGGGTCAATAGGAATAGGGCGGCTCCAGCTAGAACCGCAATCATTTGGCATCTAATTGCGCGGCTAAGGTGTTGGCTTGTTCCATCCAGCGGTCAAGCCGTGCGTTCAGTTCGTCAATCTCACGCTTTGCGTCTTCTAGTTGGTCGTCAACGCCTATCAGATGCTCCAGACGCTCCAACAGGATAAATTCTAATTCGGTGCGGACGTTGTCTTGTGCGTAGCGCGTCAGTTCGCAGTCGTGCATCATGCGGAGATAATTGCGGTCGTTTGTCATGTTATGCTTCCCTCACTGTTTTAATGATTGCGTAGATTGATAAGACTAAGACGCCACAAAAGAACATCTCGGCTAGGGCGTGAATGATAGTTGCTGTCATGCTGTCAGTTCCTCTTCCCATTCGGTCCAGTATATTTGGACATCGCCAATGTCGGCATCGTCGTCGTCGTCGATATTGCCTATGTAGAATTCGGCGAATTCATCAGGCGTGACGTTTTTGTGCAAGCACTCGTCGCTGCAATAATACTCGTTTGCGCCCTCAATGACGTAACCTTCGTTCATGCCAGCGCCGCATTCGGTGCATTTGTGTGCGTATGTCATGCGTCTGCGCCTTCCATCATGTCGGCATGATGTTCTGCCAGCTCGTCCCAATCGACGCTGCAAAGGTCAAGCATATCCCAGATAAAGCCATTGTCCTCGCCTATCCTTTCAAAAACATACGCGTCCACCATTTCGCGGCAGTATTCCGCGGTAACGTCGATGCCGTTTTCTGTATCATCGGCCCAAGTATCACCGAACCAAAGGTTGACGGTCCAAGTGGCTGCATTGCGCCAACCGTTGCAAGTATTGTCTGTCATAGTTTCTCACTCCTATTGTTGGCACTAGCGCCATCCTCGCGGCGGATTGCTCCGCCGTCCGGTGGTGTTAGGCTGCTTTGCGTTCTTTGTTGCGGAAAGCGCGTTCGACGATGCGGCGCAGCTCGCTTGTGCGCTGAAGCTCTATTCCGGTCTTTTCTTGAAGCGCCAGCAATCCGCCGCCCCATACAATCATAGCGTCATCATCATCCAGCGGGCGCTCACAAAAGGCGCTATAATATATCGCCAGCGACTCAGCGTCCGCTTTGCTCACCATTGGCTCAGGCGCTGGCTCCTCTGGCTTGGCGACATAACGTCCGCGCCATGATGCAATCACTTCCCATTCGCGGCCATTATCAAGCCGGACAACTACCATCGGCAGATGCCCAGCCATGTATGAGCGGACAACAGGAAACGTCTGCGCCTGTTCGCCAGTGCCGTAGCCACAGGCTTTGAGCCAGTCGGCGGATACTTCGTAATAATTTTCGGTTGCTTGTGTCATGAGATCTCACTCCTGTTGAATTAATTAGTAACGGCCAGCCATGAAGTCGGCCATTGTTTCGCTGTCGGTGTGGTCGCTGATGACATCCTCATCATTGCCCCATACCAGCCAGATGTTGCCGACAGGCTGGTCAGAGGCATCGCGCATGTGCAGCACATCGCTGTCGGTGGTGCATAATGCTTCTAATATAGCGCGGCTGTCGGCGCTGCGCTTCACAGTCCATTCTTCGCCATCGTAAACGGAAACAGTCCAGCCCTTCGCCAAGGCATCCTTGACGATTTTACGGACGATGCGGGCTTCGTGATATGTGGCGTATTCTAAAGCGGTGGTAGTCATGTCGGTCACTCCGTTACTGTTTAACTACCCTCTTAATGAACTTGATTGAGGGTATATTCAAGCCACTATTTTATAGCGTCATGTCGATTTTCCAGATTTGCACTAAATTGTGTGGCATTTTGGCACTACCCTCTAAAACCGATTTTAAAGCCCATACAGCGCGATTTGGGTTTGAGGGTAGGTTAGTATGGAAAGAGGGCAAGTCTCAAAAGGTTCTGGTTCTGTTCTGTTTCTGTTCCAATAGCCTAGAATTGCCGAGATCTCGACGATGGTTTGCACATAAAAATAAATCTGTGGATAAGTTATTTGCGGACATGGGCGGAATAGTCATTTGTTAGGCTATGGAAATGGGCGAAATAGCCTAGGGAAAAGTGACGGATTTCTGCGCCTCGCCAAGGATTCTAGGCTATCTAGGCTATTGGATATGTAGTCACTCACAAAATAAAAATTTATAACCTATATGGTTAGCGTTATATTTCTGGCGATTGAAAACGCATAGCCTAGATAGCCTAGATGACCTAGACTTTACGTTAACGTAAAGCAGTCATGACTACGCAATCGGTCATGACCTACGCAGTCATGGCGTCATGATTTACGCAGTCATGACTTGCAATCGCATAACCTAGATTGCCCATGCAAAATGTTGCACCGCAGCATAGCCAGCCAGCCAATATGTTTTTCTTATTGCGAGCCGCTCGCAGAAAGGGAAAGGTCAACCCAGAATCTACGCTATAGAACAAAGCCAGAACGCTTCGAGCAGGGGGTGGGGAGGGGTGGGGCCGAGCGCCGCGTGACTGTTCCGGGCACGGGTCGCAAACAATTTTTATTTTTTTAAAATGTTGGTGCATCAAAGCCTGTTGCGTATCTGCGCGCAGTAGATTATTGTACGCCCAATGACTTTCTACTCACTGCCATTTACACCTGAGCGCACGCAGGCCACCGAGTCGCGGTTAGAGGCGATCTATGAAGCAGCGCGTTACGGCCTGAAGGGCGACAGTCTGGCAATGGCCGCTGGATTGACCCCGCGGCAGTACCGCGTGCTGGCCGACGCTGACCCGCTGGTCGAGATGGCTGAGATCAAAGGTCGCAGCGACGGCGAGTACACAGCAGCTAAGACCATGTACGAAGCGGCGCGCGATGGCGACAGCAAAGCTGCGCTGGAGATACTCAAGCATCAGCACGGCTGGGTAGCCAAGCAGCAGATCGACGTGAACATCGACCAACAGATAAGCATTACAGGCGCGCTGGAAAAAGCACAGTCGCGCGTCATCGAGGGGCTGTACACTGAACTGCCCCAGCTAGAGGATAACACACATGCAGCAGCCGATATATTCAGCGCAAGACGAGATGGAGTTGATGGCGCGGCTGTGGTCGCCCACACTGAAGGATGACCCCCTAGCATTTGTGCTGTATACGTTCCCGTGGGGCCAAGCAGGCACACCGCTGGAACATTTCCCCGGCCCGCGTAAATGGCAGCGCCAGATACTTGGCGACTTGCGCGACCACATCAAAGCGAACAACGGCAAGGTTGACTTCGACACGGCGCGGCTGGCGATTGCGTCAGGACGCGGGATCGGCAAGTCGGCGCTGGTGTCATGGCTCACCATCTGGATGTTATCGTCAAGGATCGGCTCGACCACCATCGTGTCGGCAAACTCCGAAGCGCAGCTAAGAAGCGTCACATGGGCAGAAATTACCAAGTGGCTGGCGATGTCGCTGAACAGTCATTGGTTCGAGATAGCAGCTACACGCATCATGCCCGCCAAGTGGCTGACGGAACTGGTCGAGCGTGACCTCAAGAAAGGCACGCGCTACTGGTCAGTCGAAGGCCGGCTATGGTCGGAAGAGAACCCTGACGCCTACGCAGGGGTGCATAACTTCGACGGTGTGATGCTGATCTTCGACGAAGCCAGCGGTATTCCCGACAGCATCTGGTCGGTGAGTGATGGTTTCTTTACGGAGAATACGCCGCACCGCTTTCATCTGGCATTCTCCAACCCGCGGCGTAACACAGGCTATTTCTACGAGACGTTCCACAGTAAGCGGGCGTTCTGGACAACACGCGTCATCGACGCCCGCGATGTCGAGGGTACAGACAAAAACCTGTACCAGCGCATCATAGATGAGTACGGGCCAGACAGCTACCAAGCCAGCGTCGAAGTCTACGGTAACTTCCCATCAGAAGGTGACGATCAGTTCATCGGCAGCAATCTGGTTGATGATGCCATGAAGCGGCCACCTGTCAAAGATGACAGCGCGCCCATCGTCATAGGTGTAGACCCGGCACGCTTTGGGGCGGATGCCACCGTCATCGCCATACGGCGGGGCCGTGACATCCTAGAGTTGCGGAGACACCGCGGGGCTGACACGATGGAAGTAGCCGGCTACGTCATCGACGCCATAGAACAGTTCAAGCCAGCGTTGGTCTGCATCGACGAAGGCGGGCTAGGCGCAGGCGTTGTGGACAGGCTGAAAGAACAGCGGTACAAGATACGCGGCGTAAACTTCGGCAACAAAGCCAAGAACCAAATCATGTGGGGCAACAAGCGCGCAGAGATGTGGGGCGCCATGCGTGATTGGCTACGCACAGGCCACATACCGACAGACCGCTTTTTAAAGACAGACCTCATCAGCCCGCGCACCAAGCCTGATAGTAAGGGTACGCTGTTCCTCGAAAGCAAGAAAGATATGAAGTCTCGCGGGCTGGCGTCACCTGACGCAGCAGACGCCATAGCGGTGACATTTGCCTTTCCTGTAGCGTCACAGGATTTTCGACAAGGACGCGTTGACAGACGCTCATCAAGCGGGTATTCTCCCGCCGGAGTATCTACAAGCTGGATGGGCAGTTAATGGCAGACAAGAAAAAATCTGTGTCGTTGTCCGTAGGCCGGGGTGAAAAGCTGCCTGTATCTAAGGGTGCAGGGCTGACAGCCGCTGGTAGAGCGAAATATAACGCTGCAACAGGCAGCAAATTGAAGGCGCCAGCACCCAACCCGAAGACAAAGGCTGACGCAGGACGCAAAGCGTCGTTCTGCGCCCGCATGGGGGCTGTTGCAGCCAAGGCAAAGAACGGCGAGCGCGCCAAAGCTAGTTTGAAAAGGTGGAAATGCCAATGAAACCCGGATTATACGCCAACATCCACGCTAAAAAAGCCCGCATTGCCGCCGGATTAGGCGAAAAAATGCGTAAACCGGGTACTAAGGGTGCCCCTACAACCAAAGCGTTCAAAGAGAGCGCCAAAACCGCTAAAAAACCAGCTAAGAAGGGTAAGTAAATGCCATCAGGTAAGAAAGATATTTACGGCAATAAGAGCAAAGCACTCTATAAAGCTGGCACAATAGCCGCTGAACGCGCTGCAATCGCTAACCGCGACCCAGCCCGCGCACGCCGCGCAATGGAAGCGGTAGCCCGCGAAGGCACGACAAGCGCAGCAGGCGGACGCGCGCCAGTCAAAATGCCGAAACCTGTACAGAAACCTGTACAGGTCATCCGCACAACTGTGTCGATGAAACCAACGCCAGCGAAGAAGAAATAAAGTGCCTCTGGTCAAGTCGCCCAGCAAAGCCGCGTTCCGCAAGAACATCAAGGCCGAGGTAAACGCCGGAAAACCTGTCAAACAGGCGGTTGCAATCGCGTACAGCGTGAAGCGTGAAGCCGCCAAAAAAGGTAAAAAGTAACCGCAATGGCTGATCCGACAGGAATTAACAAGGTAGGCGACGTAGCTGACATCGGTAGCGATCCAGCGAACACCCGTGGTGACCCTGACACTATGGCAACCATGCGCCATCGGCTACAGATGTCGATGGCAGCCTATTCGGACAGCCGTGAAGACGAACTAGACGACCTTCGGTTCATGGCCGGCAGCCCTGACAACCAGTGGCAGTGGCCTGCTGACGTGTTGGCGACCCGCGGCGCGGTGCAAGGCCAGACAATTAACGCACGTCCCTGCTTGACAATTAACAAATTGCCGCAGCACGTCCGTCAGGTGACGAACGAACAGCGTCAAAACCGGCCTGCCGGTAAGGTAATCCCTGTTGATGACAACGCTGACATTGAAGTGGCAGCGATCTTTGACGGCGTCGTGCGGCATATCGAGTATATGTCCGACGCTGACGTAGCTTACGACACGGCCTGCGACAACCAAGTCACCTACGGCGAAGGTTACATCCGTCTCATTACGGAATATTGCAACGAAGAGACTTTCGACCAAGACGTTCGCATTATGCGCGTCCGCAACTCGTTTAGCGTCTACATGGACCCTACGATACAAGACCCATGCGGCGCAGACGCTGAATGGTGCTTTGTTACGCAGGACATGACCAAAGACGAGTATGAGCGCGAGTTTCCAGACGCAACGCCTATCTCGTCGATCCTATCAACCGCTGTCGGCGATGAAAGCATGTCGGCATGGCTTGACGAAGACACTATCCGCGTCGCGGAGTATTTCTATTATAAGCGCAAGCGCGAGACGCTGAACCTGTACCCAGACAACGTCACGGCGTTCAAAGATACGCCAATGGATAAGCAACTGCGCGCCATGTACGGCAAGCCTGTCCGCACACGCGAAGTAGACCGCAAAAAAGTCATGTGGATGAAGACCAATGGCTATGATGTGCTTGACGAACGCGAATGGCCGGGCAGTTGGATACCTGTCGTGCGCGTCGTAGGCAACGAATTTGAAGTGCAAGGCCAAATTTATGTATCTGGTCTGGTGCGGAACGCAAAAGACGCGCAGCGTATGTACAACTACTGGACTAGCCAAGAAGCAGAAATGCTTGCGCTGGCGCCAAAAGCACCCTTTATTGCGTATGGCGGCCAGTTTGAAGGCTACGAGAACCAGTGGAAGACTGCCAACACGACCAACTGGCCGTATTTGGAAGTCAACCCAGACGTTACAGACGGCGCTGGGAACGTATTACCGCTCCCGCAGCGTGCAGCACCCCCGCTGCCGCAAACAGGTCTGATACAGGCTAAAATGGGCGCTGGTGAGGACATCAAGTCCACCACCGGCCAGTATGACGCCTCATTGGGTCAACAAGGCAACGAACGGTCTGCAAAAGCCATCGTCGCACGCGAAAAGCAGGGCGATGTCGGCACGTACCACTATGTAGATAACTTAGCCCGTGCGATCCGTCACATTACCCGCCAGCTTGTCGATATTATCCCTAAGATTTACGACACACAGCGCATCGCGCGCATCATCGGCGTTGATGGCGAAGTCAGCATGGTCAAAATGGACCCAATGCAGCAAGAGCCTGTCAAGGAAATTCGTGACCAAAATGGCGGACTGATCGAAAAAATCTACAACCCGTCAATCGGCACATATGACGTTATGGTCACTACTGGCCCCGGCTACATGACCAAGCGTCAAGAAGCACTCGACGCCATGTCGATGATTCTGCAATCCAACCCGCAGCTTTGGACTGTGGCCGGCGATCTGTTCATTAAGAACATGGATTGGCCCGGAGCGCAGGAAATGGCGAAGCGGTTTAAGAAAATCCTTGACCCGAAAGTCTTGGAAGAAGGCGACCAATCGCCAGAAATCATGGCTGCCAAGCAACAGATTGAAGCCTTGTCGCAAGAACTCAACCGCGTCTCTGACATCATGGAGAATATCCAAGATAGCGCAGAACAGCAGAAAATCTCCATCGACAGGTACAAGGCTGAAGTGCAGGCTTACGAAGCCGAAACCAAGCGCATCTCTGCTGTACAAAACAGCATGACACCTGAGCAAATTCAGGATATTGTCATGGGTACGATTGCAGGCGCGCTGGATACAGGCGACTTGATCGGCGGTTCACCTGAAATGCGCGAAGTACCGCAAATGGAAGAACAGATGCAGCAAGCCCCTGAGATGGGTGAGCAGCCTGAAATGCCAATGGAAATGCCCGAACAAGCCCCTGAAGGAATGATGTAATGAGTTGCGCTGATTTTATAGGTACACTGTTTCTTGCGCGCGATGTGGCTCACTCGACGCACCTGAACACGCGCAGCTTTGCCAAGCACTCCGCTTTGAACACGTTTTACGACGAAGTCATCGAACTGGCGGACAAATTTGCCGAAGCGTACCAAGGAAAATATGGCCTAATCGGTCCTATTTCGCTCATGTCGGCTAAGAAGACTAACAACATTGTCGAGTTTCTTGAAGGTCAGGTAGACGAACTTGAGGAAATGCGGTATAAAGTCGTCGATAAGGAGTGTACCCCACTCCAAAACATTATCGACGAAATTTTTGGGTTGTATTATTCAACCTTATACAAACTTAAATTTTTGGCTTAGGATAATATGTATGTCTGCTACTTTTGTATCTCTGTCTGCTACCACGCAAGTCAAGGTTGGTCTTGGTAAACTGAAAGGTATTTTTGTATCTTCAGGCACTACCCCTACTATTGCTGTTTACGACTCCGCAACGGCGTCTACCGCTGATCCAATTATATTAAACACTTTTACAGCGGCTGCCCCCGGCAACTACGTGTTTACTGGCGACGCAGACGGCGTAGGTTTTAGCAAGGGTTTGTATGTCGTTATTGGTGGCACAACACCTAAAGTTTCTGTTTTTTACGAGTAATATCATAATTAACATATTACTTTTAACGTGTAAGGACAGTTTATGTCAGTATTTCTTTCCCCTTTAGGCGGCGCCGGCGCGCAGTTTTTTGATAATAACGGCGTTATTCTGACGGGCGGCAAGATTTACACTTACGCAGCCGGCACATCTACACCGCAAACATCTTACACTAGTTCGTCAGGTGCTACGGCGCACGCAAACCCTATCGTTTTGGATAGTGCAGGGCGCGTACCGGGTGGTGAGATTTGGTTGACTGACGGTCTGGTATATAAGTTTGTCATCGAAACATCGGCAGCGGTTTTACTTGGTACATACGACAATATATCAGGCATAAACGCGGTACAGCTTAACGCCGAATTTGTGGTTTACGATCCGCCATTTACAGGTGGTGTTGCTACAACCGTTGAAGACAAGCTGGCCCAATACGTTTCAGTCAAGGATTTTGGCGCTGTTGGCGATGGCGTAACTGATGATACCGCAGCTATTCAAGCCGCACTTAACACCAATCTTAGCGTTCTTTTACCTGTTGGTAATTATTACGTTACCGACATGGTGCTTATGAACAATGGTCAAAAATTGTATGGCGAAGGTCGTACAGTTTCTATGTTTATTATTAAAAACGATTTTAATTTGTTGGCGGACGGCGTTATTCAAATTGGTTCTGCGGAACCCGGCGCTGAAATTTATGATGTAGGCTTTAATTTTGAGCAAGCCGACCAAGCAGTTCGCGCCAACGTCACGCAATACCCCCCTGCAATTACCGCCCCCGCGGTTCCACGCTACATTATTGATCGCGTGCGTATTGAAGCTGCTTGGGATGGTATCCGCGCTATCGGCAACAGCGGCGGCGCTTATATTGGGTTTGTTGAAATTGGTGCGCTCAATAGAGGTATTGAAATAGACGGATCACTTGATTTTGTTCACGGCCAAGTTTGGCATTTTTGGCCTTTTGGCATTTTTGGCACTACCAATCTTATCGACGTTTATTACGACGGAGATACCATTGCTACACACGTTGGCCGATGCGATGGGTTCGCGGTAGACGAATTATCTTCGTTTAGCGGCCAAGTAGTCTTTACGACTAATATGGCTGATGCAATTCCTGCTGAAATTAACACCCTTCAACTTGATAACGATGGCGCTCGTTTGCTGGTGCAAGGTGGCCGCGTATCGGTGGGGCAGTCTTATTCCACAAAATCGGCAGCAGCAAGCGATCCTAGCGTTGAAGTTACTGGAACAGGTGTCTGTATTCTCAACCAGCATTTTATCTCGTCAAACTTAGCGGGCTATGAGTTACACGCTAACGGCGGAACGCTTATTGTTAACGGTGGGCATTTTACGTTTGTTAACACGACTAATCAGCTTTGCCGAGTTAGTTTTGGCGAGCTAACACTTAACAACGTATATTTTGACCCCGCCCCCGGCGCCGTATACACGCAACCACACGTTGCTCAAGCAGGCGGCTACCTGTCTGTAGTCGGCTGTGAATGGGCCAATGTTGGTCTTGGTTCTGGCGTAACCGTTTTTTACACTAGCGATGAAGTTGGCAATCGCTGTACTAGCAACAATTTTGGTGGGTGGACTTATTCTCCACCATCCTTTCCCAACGGAAATGGACAGTACGGCCAGAATAACTGGACTAATAACTATATCTATAACGGCGATTTTATAGGCGTTACAAAATACCGTTATTTAAGCGGCACTTCGGATGCGCTGGGTGATTTTTCCATCGCGCATGGTATTATAAACGCGCAATTAAAAGTGTTAACTGCTTCCGCATGGTATCAAGGCCCAAGCAACGAAGCTATTCCTGCAATCATTGATTCGATAGATGGAACCACCGTCGTTGTTTCTGGGGCAGGTAATACCGACAAAGTGCGTGTTGTGATACAATGGTCAAATTACGACGATGCAACTTGGTAAGCACACTAAGTCAACAAGATTGCCAGACTGCATCAAATGATGTAGTCTAGCCACCAACCGTACTGATGCGGCTCATCAGGAACTCTTTAAGGGTTAAACATGGACGATAATGTCTTTACCGAAGCGGATGCCTCCGCGCCAGAACTCGAAGCCACGGCAGCAATCGAGCCTGTAGAAAACACGACGCCGGAAGAGCAGTCTGCTGAGCAGGAAGCGCCTAAGACTTTTTCACAAGAAGACTTGGACGCCATCGTAGGCAAACGACTCGCAAGAGAGCAGCGTAAATGGGAACGCGAACAGGCTCAAAGAGCAGAGGAAATGCAGGCACGGCAGCAGCCGATCCACGACATAACCCCTGATCAATTTGAGACTTATGAGGATTACGCAGAGGTTTTGGCCGAACGTAAAGCCGAAGAACTGCTGGCACGCCGTGAAAAGGATAGCCAGCAACGTGCAATGCTAGAGTCTTATCACGAACGTGAAGAGGCGGCGCGGGACAAATATGATGATTTTGAACAAGTCGCATACAACCCCAACCTTCCGATCACCGACGCGATGGCACTAGCAATACAAGCGTCCGATATTGGTCCCGACGTGATTTATCACTTAGGGCTTAACCAAAAAGACGCCCAGCGTATTTCGCGTATGGACCCCATTTTGCAAGCTAGGGAAATTGGTATGATCGAGGCGCGGCTTTCAGCCGAGCCTACGTTCAAAAAAACCTCCAACGCCCCGGCACCGATTGCACCTGTCAACGCCCGCACCGCTGGTGCGCCAACATTTGATACGACAGACCCACGGTCAGTAAAGTCCATGAGTACGTCAGATTGGATTGAGGCAGAAAGGCTACGGCAGATCAAGAAGTACGAGGCACAACGCAACCGATAATTTAGGATTATTTCCATGAGTAACTCGATTTTAACCATCGACATGATCACGCGCAAGGCGCTTGAGATTCTCGAAAACAACCTTGTTCTTACACGTAACGTAAACCGTCAGTACGACGACAGCTTTGCTGTTGAAGGTGCTAAAATTGGTTCAACCCTGCGTATCCGTCTTCCAGACCGCGCACTTGTAACTGATGGCGCAGCCCTTCAGGTACAGGACGACAACGAGCAGTTCACAACTCTGACCGTTGCCAACCAGAAGCACATCGGCGTCAACTTCACGACTGCTGAATTGACCATGCAGTTGGACGACTTCGCAGAGCGTGTTCTGAAGCCACGTATCTCGCAGCTTGCTTCGAGCATCGACGCTGACGTTGCAAACGCGTATGCAACCATCGGTAACACTGTCGGCACGCCCGGCACTACGCCATCGACTTCGGCTGTTCTTCTTGCTGCACAGCAGAAGCTCAACGAAAACGCTGCCGTGATGTCGCCACGTTATGCCACTGTCAACCCAGCCGCTAACGCTGGTTTGGTCGAAGGCATGAAGGGTCTTTTCAACCCAACCGACACTGTCAGCAAGCAGTTCAAGAACGGCATGATGGGTACTGGCGTACTTGGTTTCGAAGAAATCAATATGTCGCAGTCCATCAAGCAGTTCACCACTGGTTCGCGTACTGCAACTGGCGGCACGACTTCGGCTGCTGTCACGTCGGAAGGCGCGACCACCATCGCCATCACTGGCGCTGGCGCGGCTGGCACTGTAAAGGCTGGTGACGTGTTCACTGTAGCTGACTGCTTTGCTGTCAACCCGCAAACTCGTGAAAGCACTGGTTCGTTGTTCCAGTTCGTTGCGTTGGCTGATGTCACACTCAACGGCTCTGGCGCAGGCAGCATCACTGTTGCACCGATTTACTCGGCTGCACACGCGCTTGCCACCGTCAACACACTGCCCGGCAACAGCAAGGCAATCGTGTTCGTCGGCGCGGCTTCTACGCAATACGCGCAGAACCTCGTATACCACAAGGACGCTATCACCTTTGCAACAGCCGATCTTCTGCTCCCACAGGGCGTAGATATGGCTTCGCGTCAGGTGCATAACGGCATCTCGCTCCGCGTTGTTCGTCAGTACGACATCAACAACGACCGTATGCCTTGCCGTATCGACGTTCTGTATGGCTACAGCACGATCCGTCCGCAGATGGCCTGCCGTCTCTGGGGTTAACCTAATACCGGCCCCCAGTTCGCTGGGGGCCAAACATTTTAAAGGATTTATAATATGGCTATTCTACCTAATGGCGCCGGCGGTTATCAAGTTGGCGACGGCAACCTCGGCGAAGTCACGCTGGGCGTATCCGCAATCCCTACTGCGTACACCGCGGGTGCTACACTGACGACTGCCGATTTGGCTGGCGGCGCCGTTGTATACACGTCAAGCAGCACTGCTGACCTTGCGCTTCCTGCTGTTAGCGTTGTTGACGCTGACGTTAGCAGCGCCAAAGTTAACTCGTCGTTTGAGTTTGCTTTGATTGCTACCAGCACCGGCGTTCCTACCATCACGGCTGGCACAGGCTGGACGTTGGTTGGTTCCGGCGCAGGCGTTGCATCCAAGAGCGTATTGTTCCGTGCTGTTAAAACCAGCGCGACAACGTACAATCTGTAC